TATCTAAAAGCACAGTTTGCAAAGGATGGATTGGAAGGATTGCTTTAATACACAACCCACTTCGGTGGGTTTTTTTATTGTCTGTTGCAAATCAATCTTGCATAATTTTATACACTCAGTTATACTCACTTCATCAAATCAAACAACGAACCGGAGAAATAAAATGAATAAAAATCTAAAAGGTCTAGTAGCAAAGCTTTCAGGCAACGAAGTAATTGCTCTGGTTAACAAATACGGCGCAGGAGCTACAAAAAACGGCCAAGAAGTAAGCTTGACTGATCTTTTACTAGCCGCTTCAAAGATGGAAGGTGCGTCCGCAGAAGCCATATCATTTCCAGCAGCTTCAGCGATCACTACGTGATCACACTTAAGACTACTGGCGATGATTTTTTCATCGTTATGGAGTGAGAAGCTAATTATGTCGCTCATCAAAGATAAAGCCCGCAAACTAGGCTTAACAATCTACCCCGTACATGGTGGCTACAAGGTATCGAATCTGGATGGGGTTTTTATTTTTGAACAATTGAAGGATGTGTTTTGTGTTTAAAGATATCAAGGTTGGGGATAAGGTGCTTAGGCAGGTTCATGTTGTTGATGGTTTTGTAGAATCAACTAGGTTTTTTATTCCTGCGATAGTAGAGAAAACTACAGCGACTCGTTTAGAGGTTGATGGAAGAATATATACAAAAAAAGATGGTCGTGAGTATGGCGAATTAGGGTATTCATCATATTTACTTTTGCAATATTCAAAAGATCGTGATCAATCAGACGATTATCGTGAATTTTCCTCTTTAGTTAAAGCGCGATTGTCATCAAAAGATAAGCTTTCATCTTTAATGAAAAAGATAAACAAGCAGCAAACAAGCATTGAAGATCTAAACGAAATTATTAATTTTTGTGAGTCTATGTCGTCTCGTATTAATGGAGGTGATAAATGAACCTATTCATGCAAAAACTAGCAGAGCTAGAAAACCAATACAATATTGATAAGCAGGCATTGCGGGAGGCAAGGCAAGAGATAATAAAGGCTGAATCGTTTGCAGCTAAACATCAAGCAAGTGCGGTGGTGTGTGTACACAATGGTACGGCAAAGGTTTGGGTGTCGGTTGGGCGTGATTTCTTTGTAATGGTGGGTAGAAAAAGGCGTGAGTTGCCAGGGGAGAGTATTGCTGGCAAGGATGTTTTTATTGTTGATGGTGTAAAGGTTATTCTAAATGATTACTAAAAACTGGCACGCCATCCTATGCGGGTTTGTGATTGGTGTTTGCTGGGTTTTGGAGGTGTTGACAAGATGAGTGATACCCAACCATGCCACATAACCCTAGCCATCCGCCAATGCAAAGAATTCATCCGAGCAGTTGAGGAGATGGAAGCGCTTAATAGCAAGCCTAAACGCCCATCCTTAGCGTGGGAAAAGTTAATAGCTAAAGGGCGTGTACGGCGCTATGCAGGTGCTTTGATCAATCGTTTATCATTAGTTAGGAGTGATAATGGATAGGCAACAGAGTTATTAAAACGCATTCAGCCACACATTAATGATTGGGATTTCCCAGTTGGTTTAACCGATGATGTTGATGCGTTCTTTTGGGTGGCGATTACTCGATTCTTGAAAGGAGTATAAAAATCTCCCTACTGGTGGTAAATATTGTGTTTATACTAAGATATAGTGCTTGCACATTTTTATAAAATGTATTAATATTTACTTATTGAAGCAGACGACACAGTCCTATTTTTCTCCTGCGAATTTCAAAATCCACAATAATTTTCATAAGTAGGTACAGCTAGGTGGTTGTGTTGAGTAGTATGATCTAGCTGTGACTCATAGTGTATGGTCGTGTGGCGGCGATACTCATTGTGGAATGCCGGATTTGCTGGCCTAAGCAGCATTTAGTCATAAGCATGTGTAGATGTGTTTATGACTAACTAGCTGGTTGGTGAAAGTGAAATAATTCAATGATATTTAAACGAATCCTTGTTTGGCTGCTTACAAGGTAAGTTTTGAAGATTAGCAATCTTCTCCTTATACAAAGTCTTGACAAGACGATAAGCCAAAAAGTCAGGGTGCTGGTTGTTGGGATCCAGCACCAACATAAATGATTATTATTCATAGTGGTTATTTATGTTGGTTTATATATCATATTTATTCTAGGGAATATATGCAGGTTAAGCCCGTTGACGGTAGCCATACCGAGAGTTAGCGCACGATTACCACAAGCGGACACGTAAGGACGGTAAGTCGTGCAGTGGGAGGGTTGTTTAACCCTATACAGCTCGGAAAGACGAGCACCAACAATTTGAATGATGACTGCGGGTTGAAATAATATCGCACAAATAGGGTTTGAATCTGAAGGTGACGGAAGCGGTTAGTCGTCTGTGTTGGTGTATATTATCTATGCAGTGCATAGATCAACACACAGGTAGCTTATATAGGTAAAGCGTGGGGACGTATAATCCTTGGTAAAGCTGGTTCGAGTCCGGCCCTGTGTGGTTTTAGTTAGAATAAATATTGAATCGGCAGCACGGAATGACGTGCAGTCTAAGCATATCCGCCAATACGGATTCAATATTTATGTTGGTTTATATATCATATTTATTCTAGGGAATACATGCAGGTTAAAGAAGAGTGGACTAAGCGCAAGTTTATCGAGATGAATCGGGTTTACCTTGGCTTGTCTCAGAAAAAACTTGCAGAATTAGCTGGAACGAGTCAGATATCGATTAGTCATCAAGAGCGTGGGCATCGTCCGCCTCGTGATGCGACGATTGATGCGTTAAGGAATGCTGGTGATACGTTAGAACCATTGGCATTTTTGGAAGAATATGGTAGTATAATGCTTTAAATGGAGTTTTAAATTATGGCAGGTGGCAACGGTCGTGAACGTCCAGTAGAACAAAAACGCTCTACACAACCAACTAAAGTACCTACTAAAAAATAGGTGATTCATGTTAAGCGTTGCTTTTTTATTGTTTGCAATTTTCTTGAAAAATGACAGGAGAAAAGCAGCGCTTATTCTAGGTTTTGGTAATATTTTATTTTATGTATTATCTTTTTACGTAAAAAGCGACACTTTATATTATTTTGTTGCATCATTTTTAGATGCTTTTTTTGCGTTTATAGTGAGTGAATACCGTACAAAAACCGCCATTCATTTGGCCGTTGTGTCGCTATGCAGTTGTGTAATAAATGGTATAGGTTACATATGGTACTTGGCTTATATGCCTGCAATGCCATACAATATCACCATTACTTTTATTTTGGTGATTCAAATGGCAATTTTGCTAAGGGATGGCATATATGATACAGGATGCGCTTTCTGCAGTTTATATGATAGTTTGGATATGCGTCATCGTGTACGGGGTTCTTTTAAAGGTTAAACGGTGCAATCATGAACGAACACGGAAACAACGCATCAGAAGTATTAGCACTAGCCGCAAATCAACCGAAGATTACCGGGACAATTAGCGCATTAGTTACATCGATTGGATTGAGTAATATCAATGTAGTTTTAGGCATGGTAAGCACTTTTATAGGTTTGCTAATCGGTATTTATACGATCTATCGCATGTGGCAGTCTTCTAAGATTGCCGAAAAAGATATGCGAATCAAAGACATAGAGATTGCAAAGCTGGAAAAAGAACAATGAACCGGCATGGTCCGGTTTTTTTTAGGAAGATAAATGGCTGAGCCAAATAAGCGTCCTGTTGGTAGACCTCGTGCTATCGATTCTCCAGAAACATTTGATTCTCTGGTTGATGGATATTTTGATCTGTGCCGACAAAACAACCATCCGATTCTACTTACTGGAATGATCCTATCTCTAGGACTGGTAAGCAAAGAAGCGTTCTATAATTACGAAACATATCCAGAATTTTCTGACTCTGTAAAACGTGCTCGCATGTTGGTAGAGATGGAATATGAAAAAAGATTGAACACCGCCTCTGCTGTTGCCGCTCCAATCTTCGCCCTAAAGAACTTTGGATGGAAGGATAAACAAGAGGTTGCATTGACAACTACCGACAACTTCCAAGAGTACATGCTAAGCCGTGGACAACAAGAGACTGATTGAAGAAGCTGATATCCTTCTGGAAGCTATTAGGCTAAACCCGAATGATATTGCAGCATGGCGAGCCGGAATTACTAACAAGTGGTTCCGGCTCAATACTTTGTACAACATCAAAGATAAGTCAGGTAATGAGGTGCAGTTTAGGCCAAACTTTGCCCAACGAGCATTTTTTGCAGATAGACATAATAACGATATTGTGCTAAAGGCTAGACAACTTGGTTTTACTACCTTCGCCATGCTTGATGGGCTTGATGATTGCCTTTTTATCCCTAATTTCTCTTCTGGCTGTATTGCCCATTCCTTTGATTCTGCAAAAGATATCTACCGAAGCAAAATAAAGTTTGCTTATCAAAAAATAAATCATGCATTTGTCAAGTTTGTAACAGGCGGGCGTTTTGTGCTTCCTGTTCCGGTAAATGATAAAAACACTGGGTTTGTATTTAGCAATGGGTCAAGCATACGCGTAGGTACTGGATATCGAGGCGATACGCTTCAATCACTGCACATATCAGAATTTGGCAAGATATGCAAGAAGTATCCAGAAAAGGCAAAGGAGATTGTAACTGGCGCTCTTGAGTCGGTAGGCATTGGCAATCGAATTACCATTGAAAGCACCGCAGAAGGTCGGGAAGGTTATTTCTACGAGTATGCAGAGGCAGCAAGGATCTTAAAAGAGAAGAGCAAAAAGCCTAACTCAATGCAATATCAATTCCATTTTTATTCATGGTGGCAAGATCCTGCTTATACGATGGATGAAGAGCAGGATATACCTGAACGTCTATCTGCTTACTTTGCAAAGCTTGAATCAAAGCATGGCATTGCATTAACTGCCGGACAGAAGAAGTGGTACGCAAGCAAGGAGGCAAAGCTAGGCAGTGAGATGACTAGAGAGTACCCAAGCACACCAGAAGAGGCGTTCTTGCAGGCCATTGAAGGGGCTTATTACTCGCAGCAATTCAGTAAGATCTATAAAGATGGCCGTATCTGTGTATTGCCTGATAATGATCACCTTGCCGTGCATACATGCTGGGATATCGGTATCGGGGATAGTACGGCGATCTGGTTCTATCGCATGGTAGGCGATGCGCCCCATATTCTTGATTACTATGAAAACTCAGGCGAGTCTATGGGCCATTACATCAAGATAATTGAGGATAAGGGCATTGCTAATGGCTGGAAGTTTGGCAATCATACTGCCCCGCATGATATCAATAATCGTGAGTTTGGTAGCAAAGGTAAGACGCGCAAGGATCTAGCGGCGGAAGGCGTGGAATACATGGGTAAAACGTATGCAATCAAGTTTCAGGTAGCGCCTAAGCTTTCTATCATGGACGGAATAGAGGCGGCTAGGTTGTTGCTTGCTAAGTGCGTTTTCGATGAAGAGAAGACGACAGAGGGGGTGAAGGTTCTAGAGCATTACAGAAAGGAATGGAACGATAAGCTAGGATGCTGGCGAGATAACCCGCTACATGACTGGTCGTCACACGGTGCTGATGCGTTCCGTTATCTGGCAGTAGTAGAGAATAAGCGTAAGTCAGGTGGATTGTTCACCTAATAAAAAACCCGCCTTAATTGGCGGGTTTTGTTTACCAAGGATCACGCCCATCTAATGCAGTATCCCATCCGTAAAACCATTGCGCCCGATCACAATATTCTGGCAGTGGGTGCGCTCGTTCAGGATTAGAATTGCGAGGCTTTCCCGCCTTCATTGCGTCATACCACGTCGTCTAGTCATCTTCTCAGACTCATACTGAAGCATGTAGGCTCGTTCACCATCAAATTCTTGACACATTATTTATTCTCCCTTGTTTGCAAAAGCAGCAGCCCTACACTTTCTATAAATCCCTACGACTTCCACTAGTTTAAGCGTGGTTGCCTCAAACGAATTGTCATAAGGCGGCACCAACACAGGACAACTAATTACCGATAGATCATTCGAAGGCGGCATTGATACTGCGCATGCTGTCAGCGTCATGCACACAAGAAGCAGAACGATAGATTGGATTGCTCTTAACATTCTGTTGCACCTTCTGGTAGATAGTAGTATTGCGTACGGTGATAGCAGATATGGCCGATGCTGTGGCTGTGGTGGCTGCTTTAGTGGCGCGTTCTTCTATGTTTGTGGCAATGGCGTGCTTTCCTTCGTTGTACTGATAGCCAGCGTATGAGCCAAAAACAGCCCCCATAATGAGGGCTGCTAGGATTGATGATAATAAAAGGCTATTCATAGTCATGCATAGCATCCAGAATTTCATTTTGTTGATCAAACAATTCTTCGGATAGTGGTTGTAGTGGGGTGTAATTGGTCATTGTATTAATTCCTAAAGTAGTGAGTAGCAACGATTTCAGCCAAAAACCTACATCCTGTTTCGCTCATTCCATCAGCAAAAGCAATAGCTAGTTTTTTCCTGTCTTTTGAATCGTTATCAAAACGTATTGAGCATTCATTAAGAAGATATACAAGCTCTTCATGGTTCATCGTTTTTGCTAAATCAGCAACATTAACTTCAAACTCTTTGTTTATTGACACTTGCATTTAACTTATCATCCTTAAAAGAAACAATCCTCAGAAATATAACGACCCAAGGAATCCATTTACCAAGTCCAGCCTCTGCTGGCATGTGCTGAGCAATTATTGGTAATTCATGATAAGCGAATGATAGCACATCAGTATAGTATTGTGCAAGTACGCCCATGAATGCGCAGAAGATAACCGTGGCTTTTTTGTGGGAGGTGCGCCAGTCATCTATCAAACGGATCATTTCTTAACCTCCTTCTTGCACGCCCAATAATCATTAACATCACTGCTTGGAAGTCCGATGCATTGTGATTTGTCGATAGATCTTGATTTATATTCGTTTAATTCATTAATTGTATGATAAACACCCAGTGCATAACCGGAGATTGGCAGCACAATAACAAAGATAAACCACATAATATATGCTTTCATATTAACCCCACAAAATACCAAATTAAAGAATAAACAACCCCAGCGGATACCATTAATAGGAAGTATTTAAGGTATTTTGGCACAATGCGCCTCATAATCAGCAATGAATTGTTCGCGGGATAGTGGGGTTTGCCAGTCAGATGACAGTGCAAGTCTTAAGGGGATTTTTGAATTGGCACACAAAAAATGTGTATCCCACCCTCCATCGAATAGCTTGTATAGAACAGGCGTTTTCTCATATGACGCTAACAATCCGTCGTTATCCTGTGCAATAAACTGACAATCATCAGACAAATCACCCGGCGTTACTCCTGCTTCAATTAGGATTTGGGATAGGTTCATTTTTTATTCCCTATTTTTTTAAATAAATTAATTACATCAAAAAATATGTTATACGAAATGTAAAAAACAACCCATAACACGCCAATTGCTGCAAGGGCTCCAAAAAAATACATGGCGACCACATCTTGTATTGTGTATACAAACATTATTTATTCTCCTTTGCCATTTCAGCGGCGATTGCGGCGCGTGGTGTTGATTCATATTGTCCGACTGATTCATTAGAAACAAAATAAACACAATAACGATCTCTAGTTAGCAGCTTGAATACGGTATATTCATTCTTTATTAGCCAATCCAGCATCTCGCTATCGGTTGGCGTGTGTCGCTCATTGTGATTAATCTCCAAATGTTTTTTGATAAAGCCATCGATATAACCATGCGTCCTTATTTGCCCGCTCAGTGTATCGATAGTCAAGCAAGGGTTTTATATCCTTGCTTATCCTAGAGTATTGGTAAAGGCGCTTCCATCGCGCCTTGTATGACAACATATCAACGCCCCAAGAAACTTTTGATAATTTCGGCTTGCTTTGCCTTTGCTGCGTCCCGTGCTGCGGTCCATGCTGCGTTCCGTGCTGCGGTCCATGCTACGTCCCGTGCTTCGGTCCATGCTGCGTCCCGTGCTGCGTCCCGTGCTGCGTCCCGTGCTACGTCCCGTGCTACGGTCCATGCTGCGTTCCGTGCTACGTCCCGTGCTTCGGTCCATGCTGCGTCCCGTGCTGCGTCCCGTGCTGCGTCCCGTGCTACGGCAAGCTCTTCCTCTGTCGCCTCACCATTCGCAAAGCGCTCTGCAACATCAAGTGCATTTAAACTGCTCGGGTCAGTTATTAAATACTGAACTTCACGCACAAATTTAACCGCCATTAAACGAGCTACTTTGTCACATTTTTGTGTCGTTGCACATAGCGCCCACAAGCAGTCATCTACTCCGTTTGATTCAAGAATATCAAGAATATTGATTTCTTCTTTGTGAGCAAATCGGATATAGCTACAACTATCGTTGTATTTTTCTGTAAATGGTAAGTTTTGCAGCGAGCGGACAACTTTGTTATATCCTTCGTAGCAAGCGCCAGCTTTGCGTAATTGTTTTAGCGTGGTGGTTAAAATAAATCGTTCTTGTTTTGCTGGGATGATTGCTTCGATTTGGCTAATCATTTTGAAACTCCGTTACGTTGCGTTGTTTGATTTGATGTAGTGAGTATAGATAAGTGTATAAAATTATGCAAGCACTGTCTTTGCATTTAGTTGTTATAATGATAAAAATTATCCGAGGTTGACAGAATGAACTTAATGATGACGATAAATAGCGCTGTGTCAGCAGCTCGCCAAGCGTTTGCTGGCGGCATGTCACTAGACAGTAAGCGGCCTGATGCATGGTGTACATATGGCTACCCTACGGAGATCAGTTTCGAGGAGTTCAAGACAGCATATGAGCGAACGGGGGCGGGGCATGGTGCGGTAGAGCGTATCTTAGGCAAATGCTGGGAGAAAGTGCCACGCATTAAACTTGATGACGGTAAGGATGATGAATCCACATGGGAAAAACAGGTAGGTGTATTTTTCCAAGAAAAGAAAACGAATGTATGGAATAAAATTATTGAGCTGGATCGCCGTGGTCTGGTAGGTTCTTACTCGGCTATCATTTATCAAGTAGCGGATAACAAGCGATGGGATCAACCGCTTGAAACCGCACAGCGTCTAGTAAAGCTTATCCCTTGCTGGGAAAATGAGATTAAGGCCAGCGCTTGGGATATGGATATAAGTTCAGAGCGTTACGGCGAGCCTACCATGTGGAGCTATACAGAAAATAGGCCATTCGCTCAGGATAAGCAGCCAGTAACACAGGTACAAATCCATTGGACACGCGTTCAAGAGATGCGGACTGTTCCACTATTAAAGGCTGGCTTCAATCACATTATTGATATGTGTAAAGTTTCTGGTGGTAGTGGCGAGTCATTCTTAAAGAATTCAGCACGCACGGTTTCTGTTGAGTTTGATAAGGATGTAGATCCGACAGTAAAGGGAGTAGATGGAGCAGAGCCAGTTAGCCTAAAGGACGCTCTAAATAAGCAGATCCAAGCGCTTAATACCAATCAAGATGCGGCCATTGTTCTGCAGGGTGCAAAGGTAACGACACTACAAACGACCATTGCAGATCCTACTGGGCCTTGGGCTGTGCCTGCTAATGAATTTGCTGCGTCTGTTCAGTTGCCATTTACCGTTCTATTCGGTCAGCAGACAGGCCGACTAGCATCTGATCAAGATAAGACTGATACTGCAAACCGTTGTGGATCACGCCGTTTAAATGAATGCGAGCCTATGCTAACTGAGTTTATTCGTCGCATGCAGGCAGCAACCCTGCTACCGGCTGGCGAGTTCAAGATTGAATGGTCTGATTTACTTGAGCCAAGCGACAAAGATCGGCTAGAGAAGACCAAGATCATGGCCGATACAAACAAAGTGACGTTTGAATCAGGTGCAGAGCCGGTGTATACGCAAGAAGAAATGCGACTGATGGCGGATTATGATCCGATGGTGATAGAGAGGCCGGTAGTGGATGTTCCTACGGATACGCCGCCTAAAGATAAGCCAGTGATGTAAAAAAAGCCCCGTTATGGGGCTTTTTTGTTAATCTTCTAATCGATAGCCGTATGGATTTAACCTTAGATTAAGAATTCCAAGCAATTCATTTTTTCTATTTGCTAATGCCAATCCATCTGTATTTACTGCCATAACCTTTGCCGCACCTGCATATTGGCTGGTTTGTTCTTAAACTGCGCTTCCATAAATTCTTAGGCAATGGCTCTTTTACATTTCTATTGCTTGTTTTTGTGGTTATGTAGTACGTCATCACTTAGCCTCAACAAGAATTAAATCAGCATGGTCATGCTTGGTAAGCTTACTTAGCATCGTGCATGCTTCATGATGATTTAATGGCGAAGATGTCATCACGGTTACTTTTTTAGTTTTTACGTTAACGCAATGTATGTGGAATAATTTTTCATACATTTCTAACCCCGTTAAGTTGTTTGGTATGTCTGCATTATTAACTAACGTATAAAACTATGCAAGTGTTTTGTCGTATAATGTGCATATATTTTGGAGAAATCATGAAAAACCCAATCATTCCACGTAGTAAGACAGATCCAGTAGGTGCGAATCGCATCTTAACCAAGGCGTTAAAAGAGATCGATGCACGTTATAAAGGTGCAGAGACAGAAATCATAGCGGCGTTTAAAGCCGTGCCGGTGTATGCCATAAACGAGGCAGAAGTGGCCTATGGCCTATCTGCGATTGATCGTATGGCGCTGTCCGAAACAACGCAGCGCATTCTTGATAAGTGGCTAGTAGATGGTAAATCACCCGATGATTTTTTCTATGCAACTTTCAATGAGCAGGCAGTACAGACGTCAACGGCTATCGCATACACGAACATAGCCACCGTTAGCGCTACATACGCTGCTGCTGAGTCGCTTTCTAGGATTGTTAATAGCCAACCGTACCAAAACGCTATTGCGACAGCGCAATTCAAGAGTTATGAGCACTGGGTTGGTCTTGCCGCTCAGACTAAAGCGGATTTGATGCAGATCATTACTCAATCGGTTGCCGATGGAAATAACCCTAAGAGCGTGGTTACTGAGATTAGCGATAGGCTTGAGGTGAGTAGAAGCAAGGCAAGGCAATACGCACAGACCGATATCACGGACACTTTGCGACAGACGACTATAAACGAGGATACGAGGGTAGGGAAGGAATACGGCATTAAGACGGCGCTATTATGGACTTCTGCATTCTTAGCCACTACCCGACCTTGGCACGCTTCTAGGAGTGGGCATGTGTATAGCGCGGAGGAGGTGAAGGCGTTTTATGCTACAAGAGGTAACAAGTATAATTGCCACTGTGGGATAACTACTGTGTTACTAGATGAAAACGGTAAACCCATGTTGACGGATAACCTCAAGAAACGAATGGAAGAAGAGCGTAAACAGTGGGAGGATAATCATGGCGAGTAAATAAAATCCCACATGCAGTGGGCTTTTTATTAGTAGTGCGTCGTCTCTATCCCAGCCTCTAAATCGCCTTGCACTTTATCTGCAATACGATGCAATGCAGTAACTAATCTTTCGTCGGCCTCTGCATTTGCAGCGATTCTGATGATCGATATCTTTGCACATTGCCATGCTTGGTGGGCTTGGTGTGGCGAGATGCAAAGTAGCCAAGCCGTTCTGATTTGCCATTCATTCCTACCGCAGCTATATATTTTTTCTTCCGTCTATTTAAGCAAACACCAATAGGCCATTCGCCTCTGGAAGCATTACAGGTATTTAATAGCTTATTTATTCCTTGATGCACAAACAAGCACGTATCTGGCCCATAAACTTTATTACCACTTACCAACAAGTCCTTATCAAGCTCCTTCCCCATCCAATCTTGGGCTCCCATCCATGCTTTGAATGTCATAAAGCTATGCCAGACGGTATCGACGGTGCAACTTGCATATGTAGGCGATCTTATGTGCTTCTTGTTGTCGTAACAGCGCTGAATCATGTGCAGCCAGCGGGTATAAAATGGACACCATATCCATTTCCCATTAATGGTTGGATTCACATCGTAATCAGCATCATTGATACCAACACCATATAAAAGCTTTTTCATAATGTTTAACCCATAAAAAAGGGTTTCACCTGACGAGTCTACCGAAGGAGTTGGCAGAATCGGAACAGCACCGACCACCCGTCATGTGAAACCCTACTGTTTTTTAGTCCCTGCCAAGGGATAAACATATGTTATTATACATGCTTAACAAAGTCAATAACTTACTAATAATTAAGCTTTATTGATGTTGATGCTTACAAAGCAATCATAAATACTGCGATAATTACAAATACTTACACGAAAAAGCGACCACCCACACCACCTGTGTGTTACAAACATAGGTAGGTGAAACTTAAACAATCTGTAATTATCACCATTAATCAGGCTTATCTTTCAAATATCAAGGCTATTTGTTTACGTAAAATGTAATGATTACAAAATAACATACTTATTTGTCGTCATTCTTTCTAGTAACGTAAACAAAAATGATATTTACCGCTCATGTTCGTGTCGTGAAATGCTCTGAAAAAAGTGCTTGTGACGCTTAAGAACGACAATATAAAAACAGTCTACCGTCCTTAAGCGTCACAAAAAAAAATCAGTGTTTTTTGAGTTAGTAAGGATTCGAGCATAAGAGGCGGCGCTCTATCGTCGTTTGTGAGCGTTGAAAATAAATGTTGTATATTTTTGTACGATGATTTAAGATGCAGTCATCAACAAACAAGGAGCTGGAAAGATGGTAACGAGAGAAGCAGCACACAAAACACTACTGGCAAAGTTTGGATCTGTGGTTTCGGTAGATATGGAGAGGGGATTTACAAGAGCATGGCAGCAACAGAGCGATAATGTTAATGAGTTGCTGGATATGTTAGATGAGCTAGTCGATGCCGTAAAAACACATTGGAATGAAAAGACTGCTGAAATATAAAAAAGCGCTGAAGAGATGGTGAGTGAATACCGGAGCAATGTGTGATGAAATCCAAAACAGTAAACACAAACCTCAAGTCACACTATTTCATCCAAGACGGTTATGTCGTCCGGTCATGGCGTGGTCAAGTAAAATTTCTTCATAAGGAGGGTTGATCATGAGTCTACTAATCGCACTATTCGTATTTTTTCTTTACATGTTTCCAACAATTGCAGCAGCACGATGCGACAACAAAAACACTCAAGCCATTAGCGTGTTGAATATTTTGCTAGGATGGACGTTTATCGGATGGGTTGTTTGTTTGGTATGGGCAGTGAAGAAATAGCCACGCAATATTTTATAGATAGCGCCATGTGTAATAGCATGGCGCTTTTTTCATGGATGCTCTATAATTCCTAAAAACACTGGATGCACACCATGCCAAGAATGAATATTGTTAGCCAAGTAAACAGCAAGAAGATTACCCGTAGTGGTAATCGCATTACCTTGCGCGATGTAGTGCCGATTGTTGACGACATCGTCATGAATGGGATTCTCTATCCTGCGGCTAACGTCAAAGCCGCCACGCCTAGTCTTAATTCCGTTCCTATGCCTATGGGCCACCCGCAAGACAAGCAAGGGAATTACATCTCTGCTTTGTCTGGTGAATCCTTGCTGAATGACTATGCAGGTGCTATCGCAACCAATGCCCGTCACGATGGAACGAAGTCGCTGATTGACGTTGTTGTTAATGTGGATCAGGCAAAAGCCCACACTGATGGTGTCGAGCTTGTGAAGAGGCTAGAAGCGGCCATGAATGGGCAATCAATTGATCCTATCCATATCAGCACCGGCGTATTACTGACTAAAACACCGATGGAAGGCACAAGCAAAGGAAAGGCTCATAATGCCGTTGCTGGTAGCATGAGCTACGACCATGTTGCAATCTTGCTACATCAAGAAGGTGCAGGCACTCCATCCGAAGGGGTTGGAATGTACCTGAATGCAGCGGGGGAATCAGAACCAATTGAAACGGTTCAATTAATTGTAAACGAAGAGCAGCCACGCGGTATACTTAAATGGATCTCGTCATTGTTTGGCAATTCATCAGACGTTAGTTTTGATAAAATAACCTCTGCGCTTCAACAGGCTATCGGTGGTTACGAAGGCAATAAATGGGTGCAAGAAGTTTATGATAAATATTTCATTTATCGCGATAACGATAAACTTTATAGACAAGACTATGTAATTGATAGCGAGAATGCTGTACAATTGCTTGGAAGCGTGCTAGAAGTTAAGCGTGAAGTAGAATATAAAACCATAAACACGAAAAAGGTAGAACACATGAAAGCAAGCATTATTGCCGCCCTTAATGCGGCAGGTATCGAAACAGAGGGCAAAGATGAAGCTGCCTTACTGTCTGCCTATAACGCATTGGTGACTAAGCCAGTGTCAGATAAATTAACTGCTGCTAATAGCAAAATTGCTGAATTTGAGCAAGTAGCGAACGCTGCTAAAGATGCTGAATTGACAGCATTGGCTACGCCGTTGGCTGTTAATTCTGCTTTGACAGTAGAAGAGCTAAAAGCATTGGGCGCTGATCGTTTGAAAGAATTGTCTGCTAAAGCAGCGCCAATATTTGCTAACACCGGTGCTCCACAAACAACAAATACCGCGTTTGACGCGCTGTAATAAGGGGATAAGATATGGCTCGTTATAATCGCATTAATCTTGACGGTGAATCAGTTACACGCACAGCCTTAACGGGTGCTGCGTTAAAAGCTGGTAATCTGGTCAAGCTAAACGCATCAGGCGCATTTGTTGTGCATTCTACTGCTGGTAAAAAGCAAGACTTCGTTTATCTAATGAATGTGGACTATCTGCAAGGTAAAAAAGCAGACGACACAATCACATCGGGTGATACCGGCGTTGGTGAAATGTTTGTCACTAACCGTGAATGTGCAGCTTTGGTTGTTGCCGCTACCGTACTAAAGCTTGATAGCCCATTAACATCAGATGGCGTTGGCCAGTTAAAGCTTGCCGTTCTTGGTACTGATGAAGTGGTTGCGTATTCATGCGAAGCCTTAACCGTAGCCGCTGGTGGTGAATTAGTCCGCGTCCGCGCAGCTTAAAAGGGAAACATAAATGATTATTTTTGACGAAAAGAAATACAATCCTGAATCTGCTGATTTTGACGCTAATCACGCTAATCAGCGCAAGGCTTGGAAGTCTAAAGTTCAAGTGCATGCGATTAATGAAAGTCGCATTGTAAACATGTTCGGGAACGCCTTCAAAGACGGCGGCGAAGAAGAGCAGAATTTGCTAATGGCTGCTAATCAATTTGCTGGCCTAGCCACAAACGATGGTAAGCCCGCACTTGACTTCTGGCGTTCTACTGATCGTACTATTCGTGAAGTAATGGACAACGATCAAGGCCGTGATTTAGTTGGTGATTTGATGGGTATCTCTACCGCTCTTGATATCGGTGTAACGTCGAATGCTTATGGCATTGAAACAGATCTGAGCAAAGAAGTTATTCGTTCTATGGACTTCCAAACACCGGTTGGTAAAGATCATAACGAAATTGGTTACGATTCTGATCCTATCCCTACCTTTACCGCTGGCTACGGTGTGTCGTTCCGTAAAGCGCGTGGTGGGCTGCGTGTAGGTATTGATCTGGCCGCTTCATCTCTTCGCCTTAAATCCAAGTGGATGATCAGTAATATCGCTGATTACTTATTGACTGGTGATGCAACGATTAAAGTTGATGGCGCTACTGGTCAGGGCATTAAGAATCACCGCAACACCAAGAAAATCAACTTGGGCGCGTCTGGTTTTAATATTGACATTTCCGCAAACGCAACAACCAACGACAACATTTTCCAATTCTGGACTCGTGATTTTATCAAGCAGCTTGATGATAATTACTGCCAGAAAGTAGATGTGCTGTGGGTTTCTCCTGAAATTATGCGCCGTCTTAACCTCGCATATAGCGCATCAGGTGCGTTTAAAGAAGGCACGCTGAAAGACTACGTGATGAATTTTACGAACGGCCGTATTGGTGAAATTCGCCAGACGTTTAAACTGACTGGCAATGAATTCTTGTGCTACGTTCGCAGCAAAGAATATATTACCCCGTTGGTTGGTGCTCCAATGTCAACAGTTCCAGTTCCACGTGTAATGCCTTACGATAACTTTTCATTCCTTCTTTACGCCGCAGTAGGTTTACAAGTAAAAGCAGATACGAACGGCAGAGGCGGTGTATTTTACGCGGCTAACTTAGGATAATAACAGGCGGGGCTTCGGCCCTGCTTTTGGAGAATAAATAATGGCCCTATACAAAATCGTAAAATCGTGGTGCTATGATGCAGGCTATGAAGAAGGTAAGATTATCTCTTTGGACTCGCTTCATCCATCTTTAGAAGCACACGTTGTAAAAATCTCAGATACCGATGAAGTAGAAGTTGCGAATGTTGTATTGGAAGTGGCAACACCAGAAGAAACCCCCAAGCGTCGCGCTTAAATAGCGTAAAATCAGTATAAGCCCGTCCATCTTTGGGCGGGTTTTTTTATAGGGAAAAGATATGCCTATTAATACATTTGTACTCAACGCATCAGGCGGGACGATTTTACCTACTGCTGATGCTACGTTCTATACGCCGCTAGTAGATGGTAATTACACTTCACATCAAGTCTATGTTGAATTCTTTAGTGATGCGGCTGCAACCACGCCTGTTACACCTACGGCTGGAACTGTGACAATTGCCGCGTCCCCCACTGGTACTCACTACTTGGCCGCAACCAATCCAGTAGTTACCGCCAATACCGTGATTGTAACTGGATTGGCAACATACACCCCACCAAGTATCAGCGGTGATGTTTCCAAGATGCGCGCCATATTGGCAGGCATTACCGGCGCTCCTTATGCGCGTGTTACGCTATGGAGTAAATTCTAATGACAGACAAGTTGGACACCATCGCACAGCGCGGGTTTATTAAAAGGGAACAACATGCCTTATCCAGACAATGGGCAGCAAACATACGCACTAGACGCACAGAAACGTAGTGCCACAGCGTTAGCCATTACAACAGTAACCACTACGTCATTTGTGTGGGATACAATCGTAAACGAGAACGGCGTACCGTCGTATAAACCAGCAACAGGCGTATTTACCTGCCCGTTTACCGGCGTTTACACTTTCGTTTTACGCTTCAATGTCACCGTAAGCATCTGGCACTAGGCAGTTATCGGCTGGCGCTGAAACGTGGAACGGCTCTGCATGGGTTAAATCAGAGTTTTCTGCTGTATTTGATGCCGTTCGTGATGGTGAAGCTAGGCAGGTTGTATTTTCGTCACCGGTAAACTTTGCGGCAGGCGTGCAGATTCGATTCCCGTTTTGGTGCGCGAGCAATGTCACCATTGCAAATGGTATTCCAGTGAATTCGACTGGGTTTACGGTACCGGCGTCTCGATTAATGATTACAGCAGTATCTTCACAATAAAAAGGGTAATTCAATGCCATATCCAAGTGAAGGTGGCGGGAGTTCTTTGGGTGCGGTAGCAACCAAAGCCGCGTCAACACCTGCTACTGCTGCTGATGTGGCGCTAGTAGTAACTATGAGCCCTAATAGTGTAGGAACTCCCACAGCTATCACGGACGGAGTTAATGCAGCTATTAAGATTGTCATGACAGGCTTGTTTCTAACTGGGCTGGATTCGACTAAACTTCCGGCAGGTGTTGGGATGGTTGCCGGCGCTATAAATCTTAACCCTGTCGGTTATATCGACCTATCCAATAACCCAATCTACGGGGCTGTTAATACAGCTTGTCGGATCAGAACGCTGGATGCAAGTAGCCAAGCAACAATATTTGGTTACTAGCAAATCGGTTGATTCATCATGCGCATTAAGTAATACAAAGGCCAGCTATATGCGGGCCTTTTTATTACCACCAATAAATTTTATCCCGCTCTTTTTGTAGCTGAATTCGCAGAGCAAAACGTTTAAGTCGTTCTTCTTCCTCCTTTATTTGTAGTATTTTTTCTTTTTGATAGTCTATATATAGATAAGCGACAACATATGCAATTAAAATCAAAGCAATTATTAGTGCAAGTATAAACACTAGGATAGTCCTGTTATTTTGTTGTTAATTGAGCCAGTTTGGCCAATCCCTTAGCAGTAACTAGCAATTGATCACATACGCGCTCGCCGCCGTCTGGTTTTATGATAACTACTGTCTTATGCACCAATAAACCCTGCTGAATCTTGTCTTGATATGCCAGCCAACTCTTACCACCTGCGCGCTTATAAATCCATTTTTCAGCACTAAGAAACTCAGTTAATCGTTTTGGTTGCAGCCCTAACTCCTTAGCGGCTGTCGTGATGTTTGTTTCTCCATCAGCTTTAGACAGGCGATCTAGCGCCTCTGCTTTTGGTGTAGCGATTAAAAGCATGGCCTGCTGTTGTTCGATCTGTTCAGCTTGATCGGCGGCTAGGCGTAGAGCTTCTGCCATTGTTTGCGGTAGCTTTGGTGCTTGTTGTGATTCGAGCTCATGCCAGCGCTTAATCACCAACATGCGAGCCTTGGCACTATAGCCGGTAAGTAGGCAATCTGTATGTTCACGGTCGAGATTGAAAAGCGGCAATTCTTTGTTTTGCTCGCTTAAATAGGAGCGCTTAAAATTCAGCTCTCCTCCATCTCCATGCAATTCAATCAACATCTTGCGAATGTCAGCAAGAACATTCTTATGTTCTTTACCAGTTAGTTCCGCAATTTCCAACGATGACATCGTTTTACTGCAATCATTAAGTTACTCATTATTTATTCTCCAATGATGAAAAACCAAGTTCAACAAGTCGTTTGACTGCGCCAGCAAAGGAGCGGCCTTCTTTTTCTTTAAATTCATTGATGCGATTCCATAATTCAAGTGGAAACATGATGCTATGTAACATTTTTTACCCCTTCGATTAAGATGATTAATAATGGTTAAATAAAAATGATTCGTCAATATTTATTTCAACCAAACAGCGGATCAAAATCCACCATCAAATCACGTCTTGCTTCTATCCTTAGTCTAGCGTTATCAATTACGGCTGTTTTCTGACTAGCCTTTAAATTCTCGCAGTGTTTGCATTGTGGGTATAGACCTTTTTTGTAATGCCTGAAATGAATAACCGGCTTTGACTCGTTACACTTTGAGCAGGTTTTAGTCTCCTGAAATATCTTTACCGACTCTTCTCGCTCAGTCTTGCTGGCATTTGTTTTTGTAGGTTTACTAGGTGTAGGAATACGCGGTGGATGCTTAGCGCGTGATGGCCTAACGTATGGTTGTGCCTCTCCATTCTTTGCTCTTGGCTTATGATCTGTAACCATTTCTAGTGTTTCTTTCCAGATTACAAAGTAATGTGATATCTCTCCTTTACAGTGCATGTATCTTTTTTTTCCTGAGTCACGATGAGATACGCCTTTAGCACCGCATATAGGACACGACATAGGCATTTTACGACGCTGCCCGGCAACTACTTCACCAGTCAAAACATTTGTCCTAACAGAGTCACTACAAATCACACATTTTGTGCAGCGAACGTTATTTTTGAAATAACTTATTTTCATCTCGCCGTTGCACTTGGCGCAAGGATTAAAAATCATTTTTGGGTGCATGATTGATGCTCATAAGAGTGTGTATGTACAAAACTATACTACAACAATAAAACTTGTGCAAGTAAATATTTAGGTATATCTTTAAGTAACAGCAACTCATAAGGCGGTGATCTAATCTTTAGCCATACAATAAATGGCATAAATAATAGGCAGGCCACTAACCCCACTATATGTGGGGTTTTTTATTGTGCTAGAATATGTTTTTACATGGAGATTACTATGGACTTTAAATTGCGTGATGAGCTGATGAATCTTGTTAATGATGACTCGGCTGCATTCGGTATTGCTGTTGTCTTTGTGACAAGCGAAGAGAAGTTTATCGTTTTCAAGCGCCAATTCGAGAAGGCCTTGCACATGCAAGGCCCAGAACGTGCAGCTAATGCGGTGCGGATATCTCAAGAACTGTGGGCGAGTTGTTACACTGTTAGTTAATAAAAAACCCCACTGCTTAGGTGGGGTTAGTTTTTTACCCTAACAATTCCTTGCTTCGCTCAATAGACTGAATAGCTTCATTCATATCCTGCACCGCGTCTTTCGACCCACGCTTACCAGCCATTAGGCATTTCTTGATAGCATGCTGCATAGCTGGGCATGTTACTTCAAAAGCTTTTAAAACATCGTAAACGTCGATTGTGATCCCTTTGCAGGGCTTGTTGTATTTATTAGAAACTGGCGGTTTAATCCATTCGCTACCCTGTGGTAATTTACCTGCCATTTCTTCTAACTCCTCGCTTAAATTGGTTGTTGTTACGTGGTTGATGTTTGTGTCAATTACTGGCCTAAATTCCAGAGTTTCGCGCCAGTTTGGGTTTGGGGTGCATTTTAAAGATGATATCCAATACCCTTTTCCATCTTCAAATGTCCCCAAAAACCACGGCCCGTCAATATGACATGATATCCAATACCCTTTTCCAACACCAACCCAGCCGTCGTGATTTTTAGGGATATTTGCATCTTCAAATGTCCCCCAAAACCACGGCCCGTCAATATGACCTACAAGAATTTTAGCATTTGCTGGCGCATCATCCCAGCTAGGCTTGTTTGATGCTGGTTTGTCATTGACTACGCGGTATTTGATAATTTTTTGGTATTTGATAATTTTTTCGTCTCTATAAGAGCCGCCCCACGCAAGTTTACGTGCCAAAGCACTACCTCTGGTGCTGCCGTCAGCAAGCTCAACCTCAACCATCACGTCACCTGCAACGGGGCATTTTCCGCCATCGTGATTAATCCAGTCATTATAAATAGGTTCTCTATTCATCATCCCTTCCTCCAAAAACATGCTTAATTTCTAGCCACCGATCAGTAGCTCCTTTGATAGTACCGAAGTCTAGTTGCGGCAAGATGCGCCCAAAACTTATTAATACTTTTTTTACTGCTTTGAATTCATCTGTCGATAAATCCATAAATTTCATATCACGATCATCTTTTCTTTCCATCGCTTTCATAAAAGCTTTGATACCAATGCATGACATATCATATAAAGCACGGCTTTGCTTATCTGCTGCGATGATCTGAGTGATAACAAGATTACGTGTTATCTGGCCGCATATCGCATCATCTGCTTTGTTTTCCTTAAGAAGATCAAGCCATATAAGGTTGCGTAGTGCAATATCTGTTACTTCTTCCGGTGTTAGCTTTGTTTTTGCTGCTAGGAGCATGAATGGGTTAATCATGGTTGCGAGTCTAGCCAAGGTGTTTCTGTATATTTATTCATTTCTCTTTCCTAGTAGTGGTTGGTTGATGTATTAAACTATACGTTATCAATTTATAGAGTGCAAGTACTAAAAATAAATCTTGTATAAATTTATACATCATACTAAGATGACGTATCAAAACGAAACGGAGTGGGGAAGATGAGCAAAATTACTATGCACAGATTTGGAAATATCCATGAAAATGCAAATGGATTGCTAGAGTTCAGCGGTTTGCCATGTAGACGGCAACGGAACAAATAAAAGTACATCAGAAGTGTTATTACAAGCAGTAATTGAAAGAATTCAATTAGAACTTGACGAAATAACTTCATGTGGAGATAGAAAATGAAAAAAATCTACATATACGATGTAAAATCAGGCAAACTCATGGGAACTTACCAAAGTGAAACAGTAAAAGTAGTAGATATGATTAATGTTTTAACAATCGAAGGAGTTGCACGATGCGTAATCGTTTAATCATCTCTCTACTACTTCTATCCGGTCTTGCTCAAGCTGATGAATGGACGGGAAAAGACAAGAAACAACACTTTGCTGGTAGCGCATTAATGGGCGTGGCTGCATCGGCAGCATTCAAAGACTCAGATCATCCAGTGTTATATCCTATGGCTGCTGTGTTAGCTGTCGGCCTTGCAAAAGAGATACGCGACGAAGTAGCAACGTCAGGAAGTGGATTCAGCTATAAAGGCCTTGCCGCTGATGCTTTGGGTGCTGCATTGGGTGTATCAGTAGGTAATGCCATGATCTATGCGACACGGAATACTATTAACTTTACAGGGAAGTGGTAATGAAATATTCAACAATAATGACGGTATGCACCATAGGAGTAATTCGGGTGTTTTGTCTCTCTTCTCTATGTGCTTGATGTGGTGGATTTGCCAACCATAACCAGTCCCATAGTCATCGTGTTTATGTCTTAACTAAACCCAGCCATAGCGCTGGGGTTTTTTCATGCTATAATATTTTAATTATTGGAGTTCACTGTGAGATATTTCGGCGGAAAGGCTAGAACTGCAAAATATATTACTGAGTTTTTACTAAATAACATCAGTAAAGATCGTTGCTTTGTCGACATGTTCTGCGGATCTTGTAACGTTGCAAGCAAAATTGCAGATAAACATGATTTAGTTATGGCAAATGATGTGCATCGTGAGCTTATTTGCATGTGGAAAGCTTTGCTAGGTGATAAGACATGGTAACGCTAGATCAAGTAAAACAGTTTTTAGATTCATCCTACGGGGTTTCTATCCCTGATTTTATCCTGCAAGCTGCTATTGATAGCGTTGCCAGTGTTCAGCCATGCCTTGATGGTGCTGGTTATACTGCTTCAACTATGTTATTTATCCAGCTTTACGCGGTTGCAATCATTGCTAGTGCTGCTGATCCGCGTAAGATCAAGTCTCAAGGTGCGCCTAATGGTGCTAGCCGGTCGTTTGAGTACGGCAAGAAAGGTGTGGATTCTATGCGTGTAAAATTGCGCGAACTGGATACAAGCGGTTGCACCACGTCTATCGTGGGTAATTCAGCGACAAATAATGCGTTTATGATGGTTTTAGATGGTGGGTGCGCTTGATGGATATTATTCAAGAGTTTGAAGGCTGCAAGCTTACCGCCTATTTATGCCCTGCGGGTGTATGGACTATTGGCTGGGGAAGTACGGGAGTAGGCGTTAGCAAGGGTGTTGTATGGACTCAAGAAGAAGCAGACGAACGCTATAAAAAAGATATGACAGTATTTAAGGCTGGCGTGCAAAAGCTTGTTACAGTTCCAGTCAATAAAAATCAGTTAGAAGCACTTACTAGCTTTGCATATAACCTAGGCATTGGCGCGCTAAAAGGCTCTACGCTGCTAAAGTTTCTGAATGCTGGTAATTATCAAGCAGCGGCTAATCAGTTTTTAAGATGGGACAAGGCCAATGGTAAAGTTTTGGCAGGTCTAACGCGTCGCCGTACTGCTGAGCGTAATCTATTTTTGAAGGGGGTGTAATATCTCTTCAGTCGCAAATTGGGCCAATACTGGCAAAGCAACTATCTGGCGCAACCTAGGCACAGACGACTGGACGCATGAGAAAACGTTCGCGCAGCCGGTTGTTATTGCTGTGAGCTATGCCGTAAAAAACGAACGCATGACAATGGCTAATGGGCAAGAATTCGTATCATCCATGAAATTATGGACAGAATATAGCCAAGCAAAACAGGGTGATTATGTCGCGGTTGGTGAGTTTATTTCTACCGCAAATCCTCTGCTAGTCGATGCGTCAGAAATTAAAGCAGTATTGCGAGACCAAGATGTATTTGAGAATGCTGCAGACGATTACACACTGGTGACGTGATGGCAGCTAAAATCACAAACAATCTAGATAGATTCATCAGCAAACAAGAAAAAAAAATGATAGGGACAATGCAGAAGATCCTTATTGTAGGCGGCAGTCATGCTAGTTTATTTACCCCAATAGATACCTCTACCTTGTTAAATTCTGCTTATAGAAAAGTAGATGTTACAGATAGTGTGATTAAGGGTACTTATGGATACACAGCAAGTTATGCAAAATATGTTCATGCCCCAAACATAAGCCAAAAGTTTAGACGCGCTACTGCTAAGAAAGAATTTCTTAGACTTGGCTTTGAAGAGGCTAAGCCACTTATTGATGCGATTGTAAAGAAGGCTCTTGCGGTATGACAACATCGAATACACCATCCGAAGACCTTAAGAATTATCTTGAATCTACCGGCTTATCCACTGGTTTCCGTGTGCAATTCGGCATGTATGAAGCTGACAAACCTACTGACAAATACCTAGTCATTCGTCCACAAAACGGTGGTAATGCAGAGGTAATTCGCTATCCGTATCACAGCATTATTCTAGTAGGTGAAGTAAATTCATCAAGATTTGCTTTACTTAGTAAAGCCAATGCTATAATAGAAGCTATGCGTTCAAACAATCATAGTTTTGGGCGTACATTTAACATGCAGTCGAGCGAGCCAGTATTTTTCCAGACGGATGACATGCGGCCCGTATTTGAACTGTCAATTGATATGCTTTACAGCTAAAAGGAATTAAATATGACAGCAATGGTAGGGCGCGATACGCAAATCGAATTCGCAATTGCCCCTGAAACAGCACTGGTTAATAGTTTGGTGTGGAAGTCTTTAGGAATGGCTCGTTCTAAGTCGCTATCCGACAAATGGGAAACAGTAGATACAACAGCAGATAAAAGTCCTGACTTTACAAAAACAAGTTTAGTGACTTTTAAATCTGTGTCGTTTTCTGCTGATGGGGTAACATATACAGAAGACGCATATAATCAGGATGAATTTTCTTCAAATGTTTGTACCGTTCCAGCGATTAAAGCAAACGCCGCTAAGGTTTGGCTGCGTATTTCTAATGCAAACAAAGTACGCACTGGCCCATTTATCGTTACTGAATGGTCTGAAGAAATGCCTTATGATGGCGCTTGCACATGGTCTATCAGTGCAGAATCTAATGGTCAAGTTACCGTACAATTACTACAGGAATAAATCATGGCCGCTATTACAGCTATTTCAGCAAGAAACTTAACTGATTTTATTGATGCACCAGAAACAACACTGACTGCATCGGATACAATCATTTTTAACAGCACGAAAGTGCAATTTTTGCTAGTAACCAACACAACGTCGGCCGCGTTATCACTAAAGATTGATGGTGATGCTGGTACTACCGTTAATGTCTCTGGTATTGGCACTATCGACGTGTCAGTCGGTAAAACCATCGTAGTGCCAGCAACAACGGGTAGCAAATTGATTACCCTATCTACTATTTCAGCATATCTACAAGGCGTAGTCACACTGACTGGAGCGGTAGGTGCTAAAGTTCGTCTGATCGAGCTGTAAAAATAAAACCCCTCTTTTTAAAGAGGGGTTTTTGTTAATTAATCAAAGAATTCCAAGTCGCAGACGCGCACTTAATCTGATATTTGCAGTCATCAATTGCATTATGTCGAATTCCTTGAAAAATTTCACCTCTAAAGTCATGGCCTGTTTTGTGCTTTGCAATATATTGCAATGTTCGATAGTCCATATCTTCATTGTATTTAATTGGGTCATCAAGCCCGCATGCTTTATATGCGCTTAACAGCCATACGTTATCGCAACGAATTCCATTTCCCCATAAAAATACTTTGCCTCTACAGTCGCGTCTAACTTTCTGTACATACTCGGTAAAAAGCTCAAGCGCATACCTTAGATCGTAAGTAATTTTTGATCCAAAAACAGCATGTAATAACAGGGTTAATCCTGTTTCCTAGTGTTTCAAGGTCTAGCATTATGAATGCTATCCTTCATTTTCTTTCTCCTAGTTAATAATGTACATTAGTATACATCATTAACTATCTACTGCCAATGCTATAATACAAAAAATATTCTAGGGGCGAGCATGGCAGCATTGACAGAGATTGGGCAAATAGGCGTAACAGATGCGGAAGGGAATGAATTCCTGTTTAATCCATCGTTCGCCAATATCGCTAAAATTGGCAATCCAAAAGAGATTGTACAATATTTCCACTGGCTACATAGCGAGCGCATGTGTTTGTTGGCTGCTATGCGCGTTATGAGGTCTTGCTTAGAGCACGATGTTTATAATGATAAATTAATTGGTTGGATTGATGGAGACAAGAATAGTAAAAATTTTGACAAGAGGATAGATGGCTCCATACCAGATGGTGTGCTTGTCATCCTTGCCCGGTCCTTGATGACTGATGGTATTGCGGGGCGGGCTAAGCCAACTGGTAAATCATCAGAAGGTAAATTTAGCGATTCATTCGACGCTAGCGAGTTTGTAGATGCGGCAATGGTTCACTTGGGCACTAGTGCGGCGGATGCTTGGAAATTGACTATGACGCAATTCCAGCGACAAATTGAGATGAAGTTCCCAGCGAAAAACAAAGTCGATATGACAGAAGATCAATATAAGAAAGCCAAAGCTGAGCTGATGGCGAAACGAGAAAAGGCGGGGCTATGAGCGAGAATGTTGGTGGGATTGAATATGATGTACGGTTCAACACTGGTGAATTAATAAATGGAAGAAGAAGCATTGATAGGGAAGTAAATGCCGCTGGAAAGTCGTTTGAAGGACTAACAAAAAAAGCCAACGTACTAGCTACGGCTATTTCTGGCATCTTTGCCGCTGGTGCATTGGTTTCTCAGCTAAAGGCTGCTAGTGATGCCGCTCGTGTATTTGAAATAGGTCTATCTAATCTTTCCGCGCTGACAGGAGCTACCGGAAAGGATCTTGTCTTCTTTGGCGATGCGGCAAAAGAACTAGGACTGAAGTACGGGAAATCGGCCAGTGAAATTGTCGAGGCCATGAAACTTATCGGGTCTACAAAGCCGGAACTACTTGAGAATAAAGAGGCGCTAAAAGCTGTTACGGATCAGGTGCTAACGTTGGCGAAGGCCGCGACCATTGGTGCACCAGAAGCGGCGGCGGCACTGACTAGTGCGTTAAACCAATTTGGTGCAGGGGCAGAGTCCGCTGGTGAATTTATCAACATCATGGCTGCTGGTGCTCAGCAAGGCACGGCTGAAATTGTGCAGGTAAACGAGGCACTAAAGAATGCCGGTGCTACTGCTAACTCCGTTGGAATTTCATTTTCTGATGTAAATGCAGCAATTCAAGGCTTGGCGAAGGGAGCTATTGTAGGTGCAGAGGCGGGAACGGCGCTTAAGTCCGTTCTACTTAAGATGGAAAATGATGCCAACACTAAATTGAAACCGTCTGTTAATGGATTAAGCGGCGCAATTAATAATCTTGCAAAAGAAAACCTAAGCACTTCTGAACTAACAAAAAAGTTTGGTCTTGAAAGCGTCAATGCTGCACTGACACTTATCGCGCAAAAGGATGTGGTAGACAAACTGTCTACCTCTCTAATCGGTACATCGTCGGCATATGATCAGGCCAAAACAAATAGCGATAACTTCCAAGGATCGACGGATAAGCTAAAAGCTTCTTTTGATCAAATGCAAATCGCAATAGGTGAGAAGCTTAATCCTTCCCTTCGTGTATTTGCAGATGCTTTGACAGCAGCACTTACCGGAAAGGTTGAGGCTGGAAGCGCACTGGAAAAGGTGCTGCTAGGCATTGAATTTGCGGCTATGTCGCTTGGTGCGGTCGTGGCATCGCGCCTAATCGTGGCTATGACGGCATGGGGTGCATCAATGGTTGCTGCTGGTACATCCACTTTACTGGCTGTACCTGCGGTTAATAGTATGTCAGCGGCGCTTGGAATGCATGCATCAGCAGCAACCGCATCAACCATTGCTACTAATGCGCTTACGGCGACAATTTTAGGGCTACGTACAGCAATGGCCTTTCTAGGTGGACCAGTAGGTATTATCGCTCTGGCAGCTGTTGCCATGTTTGAGTTTCAAAAGAACATCGACAAGAAAAAAGCTGATGAATATGCCGAATCAATCGGTCGGGTAGAAAAAGCATTCAGATCATTAAATGCTGCTGCACGGTCTGCGACACTTGCAGAAATTAATATGCAGATGGATGCTTTAATAGCTAAACAAAAGGCTCAAGATGCGATAGTAAAAACCAAGGCGGGGAAAGTTGGCGGAGTGTTAGGAACAAGTGCTGGTGAAATAACAGCAACTGCTGAAGCTGGCAAAACTGCTGCTCAGATAGAAGCGCTTGCAGGGCAAAAGGCTAATTTATTAAAAGTTAATCAAGAGCTAATAGATCAAGAAAAAAAATCGCTAGAGCCAGCGGCATCAAAGCCAAAACGTGTCATCAATAGCGGATCGGCTGATAGTGAAGATAATGCTAAGAAACTCGCAATGCAGCAAGAAAAAGGCTACCAAGAGTTGTTACGCCTTCGATCCGCTGCTGCTACTGGATTAGCCAAGATTGATGCGAAAGAACTTGACGAACTGGATAAAATAAATAATCTGAAATTCAAGAATACTGAGCAATATGAAGAAGCAAAGTTTCTTGTTGCTCAGAAGTATGCGCAAGATCGTGTCGCATTCCTTGAGTCTGAATCAGACAAAGAAGTTGCCATTCAGGAGAAAGCGCAGCAACAAATGCTGGATGATTCAAACAAAATAGCAGAGGTGACATCAAAGTTCAGAGGGATAGATCCTCTGGATGCAGTTAAGTTGGAATATGAAGGTAAATTAGCAATTGTTGAGGAATACGAAAACAGATATGCACAAATAGGCATTGATGTTACAGAAGCAGCAGCAGCTAGAAAAGCAGAAATAGAATTACAGTATCAGCAACAAAAAGAAGATGCTGCTTATGCGGCATTTGCTTCGCAAAGTGACATGAATAATTTTTTGATTGACTCGGTAAATGCGCTTGGTGAAACGTCAAAAACAGCATTGTCAGGGTTATTGACGGGGACAATGACGGCACAACAGGCCATGAGTGATTTAGCAAATACAATTCTAAATGAGGCGGTAGGGGCGCTTGTTGATATTGGAGTAAGAACAGTAAAGAATATGATACTGGATCAGGCGGCAACGCAAGCTATGCAAGCAACAAAACTGGCAGCAATTGCCACAACTACTACCGCGCAAGTTACCGCAACCGGCACGATGGCAGCAGCATCAACGGCTGCGGCAGGCACGGTAACGGCGGCGGCTGCCCCTGCTGCTGGGTTAATGTCTATTGCTACACTTGGTAAGGCTGCGTTGATTGGCGGATCGGCATTGATCGGTACAATGGCACTAGCAAAATCATTTGGAGGCGGTCGTAGGTACGGCGGCGCGGTTAATTCAGATAGTATGTATAGAGTAAACGAGTCTGGTGCTCCTGAGATGTTTACTGCAAACAATGGCGCTCAGTACATGATGCCTACGTCAAACGGTAACGTAACACCCGCCAATCAGGTCGGTGGCGGTGGTGGCGTTACAATCAACATTAGCAACTATACCGGCGCAGATATCCAGACAACAACCTCACCAGATGGTAAAATGATTGAAATAGCGGTACGTCAAGCAGTTCAGGCCGTTGGTGATGGGCTTAGGTCAAATACTGGCCCAGCATGGGATGGCTTAAAAGCCGGTTCAAACGCACAGAGTAAACTATGACAATTATTGCTTATCCAGTTGGTTTGCCGACGTTCTTATTTGCTGGTAAATCACGTACCCAGCCCGCGCAATTTACAGAATCAAACCCTAGACGCGGGCCTTCATACACTCAAAAAATAGGCTCAGATATGCCTGTTTTTTGGGATGTTACCTTTCGATTTAATGAGGATGATGCGCAGCGTTTTAAGTTATGGGTGCAGCTATCACAATATCTTGATGATGGCCTAAATGAATTCATTCTACCCATCAAGACAGAATTTGGCCTTGTAGATCACACATGCCGATTTTTATCTACTGGCTTCTTGGATGCAAAGCAAGATAGCCAAACATCATTCACATATAACGCTAGTATCATGGCGCGTAAATTGGTTGTACCACAAGAATATCTAGATAACGGCGATTACATTGTGACATTGCCAGATTGGAAAACGTATGCAAGCCTACTTGATGTAACAGTCAATCAAGAATGGCCGACTGTTGAATATGTGGATATTGTTAAAGATGGTGTGCTGCATGAAAAAGCCGTCTTTACTCGTGCAAGCGGTGGTACTACTGAAATTACACAAGGGGTATTTACACAAGCCGGTGTTAATGAGCCGCGCTATAGATGGTCGTATGGATATAAAGAGCTACTGATTGAAGAGCCCAGAACCAACCTTGTATTCCCTTCTGCTGTTGGTGTTACGCAGACTAGGACGGTAACAGCTACCGCGCATACATTGTCATTCTATGGTACGGGTACAGTCTCATTATCTGGATCAAGTGTAGGATCTTTAGTTGGCACTGGCGAAAATAACATTGTGTCGCTAACATTCACGCCTAGCGCTGGCAGTTTGACATTAACAGTCACAGGGTCGGTTACTGAATGGAATTTAGAAGCTGGGGCGTTTTATACATCTAGGATTGTAACTACATTGGCAGCGGTTACTAGGAGTGCGGATATTGCGAAAATAAAACATTCAGATTTCTTATTAAACGTAGACAATGGATCATTTTATTGTGTTTTTTCTGTAGTAGATACTCCTAGTCCAAAGACTATTTTAGGAGCTGGAGGATCACTAAGCATGTGGTATTTATTTGGAAGTGAAAAAGCAAGATACACTGATGATTTTGGAGCTACCAAAACAATAGAGACATCAAACAGCGCATTTTTAGACAAAAAAAATAGTTCATGCATATCATATGATATAAATGGTATTTTGATGGGTCTAAATGG